GATGATGTTCAGTACAACAGCATCTTAGGCCAAGCACAAGAAGCAGAGGCCGCGCCTATACTGGCGCTTCCCTCGCCCGACAGCCGTAAGCTTGCCGCGCAAAAGGCAGTTGAAGAAAGACTCAAGAAGCTAGGTCTTAGCGACAGGGTTGTTGCTAGGGTTGTCGATAGCGTATTCCCTCGCGCCATCCTTGATGAGGCGGGAAATATAACCTACGAGGTTGACGCTCGTGACCCAGTAGCTACCGAATACGGAGCTTATCAGCCGGTATCAAAGGTAATCCAACTATCAGTTGATCAGGTTTTTGCTGACGCAAGAGGCGAGCCTGTCACCGAAGAGATGCTGGTCAACTCGATCATCGGCACACTCAACCATGAGGTGTATCACGCCCTTAGAAACCTAGACGTAGTTACTCAGGAGGAGGTTACCCTTCTTGAAAAGCTTGCTAGGAAGTATCAGAAGGCAGGAACAAAAGACACTGACGGAAAGCCTCAGTCATATTCGGCTTGGGCAAACAGCACATACGTCAAAAGGAACAAGGACGGCGATCTAATCCCTGACTTAGACCCTGTCCGCATGGCTGAAGAATCTGTAGCTGAGATGATTAGCGATGCACTTGCAGGCAAACTAATACTTGACGGTAAGCCAGTAACACTTGGCGGTAAGCCAAGAAACATTATACAAAAAATAGTTGGCTTCTTTAAGGAGATGGTTGGGTTCACCAGTGAGGCGGACGCACGAAACTTCTCTGACTTCTTAACCAAGCTTGAGGCTGGCGAGGTTGGTAGCAGACAGCCAGAGATAAGAACGCCTTATCTTGTAGAAAGAGGACGAGCAAAGGCGGAGTTTGAAAGACAGCAGGAACAAGAGAAGGGCTTGGGCAAGCAGGCAATATCTGACAAACCCATTGTTGAGCAAGAAGAAAGACTGGAAAATGAAGAGGAGGGTGCGCTCCAGTCTCGACGTGTTGGCCGTCCCGATACAGCTGTCCGCCCAGAGGTAGACCGCGCTTATCAGCAGTTCCAAGCGGGCGAAATAAACAGAGACAAGTATGATTCTGTAGTACGTGGTACTGTCAGTGAGTACGACTTTGTTCCACAGCCAGCAACCGAGCAAGAAATGTTTGGTGCGCTAGATAAGAACAAAAAAGAAAAGATTAATCTGCCAATAGAAGAAGCTTCTGAGGTTGGCTTGCGATTAGACATACCTGCGTATACCAACCACGGCGTATGGGTTCCAACAATCCATGCCAAAGAATTAAGTAACACATTAAACAATATTTTCAAATTATATAAAGGATAATATGGCTTATGCATTTTGGTGCGGGTTTACAGATGTGCAATACCCAGGTGGTGATAATTATGAATCAAATATATGGTATTGGGGTAGAATATCTGCTTCTGTATGTGATGTAGGAAATATGTTAATAGATACTCCCAATGTAACTACTATACCAGGATCTTCTCAAACATCTAATCACTGTGATGGGGCTTATGTAGGAGATGGTATTGTAGCCCAAAATGGAGGATCTATAAACGGTAACCTAAAATGGGGTATTCTTTCTCCTGCATCATCCTCACTACCAATAGCAACTAACTCATATTATGTTTATGGTAGTGTTGATATAGACCAATGGTATGTTGATAAAGGAAATGAACAAAACCAATTCCCAGGAATAAATGGTCATATAAAATACAATCCATTTGAGGCGTTTTATACTACATTAAATAACCCCCAAAATATAACTAGAACAGATGGTTTTAACTCTCCTAATATGCTACCCACAGATAATACTATCTATACAGCAGTAAAAATAAATGAAGTAGGTGCTCCTTTATTTTACCAAACAAGTAATACTTCTGGTAACTTGTCTACTTTATTATCTATTTTATACCCACCTGTAGGTGAAGGGGGAATGCCAAGCTCATATGGAGGTAGCATAACATCAGGGATGACTGATGAACAAGCAGCAGGAGTTTGGTTAGCATCAGGATATCCTTTATATTTAGGGGATGACTTTGCATTTTCCGAAACTACCTAATATAAAAATCTTCAATTTTTAGAAATAGGGTTTGGCTTTGTCAAATCCTTTTCGTATGTTTATGTATAAATGATTAAATAAATAATAAATGAGTAAAAAAATAGTTATTGTAGGTGCAGGAGTTGCTGGTGTTAATGCTGCAACTAAGTTAGTAGATAATGGTTATCCTGGAGAAAATATCACAATAATTGATATGGGTAAAAGTCCATATGAAAGAAAACCTGAAGAAGTAATGACAGGTTTTCTTGGTGCTGGTGGATGGAGTGATGGTAAATTGACCTATCACACATCAATTGGAGGCCACTTATCTAAGTATACAGGTGATGAGAAAGCAATGGAGTTAATGGATCAAGTTATTACTAACTTTAAACGTTTCCACCCAAAACCAGATGAAGTACAATGTTCAAACCCAGTTGCTGAACCTGAATTTATTAAACCATATTTTGGTCTAAGACTATTCCCAGTATGGCACGTTGGTACAGATTATCTACACGAGATTGGTAAAAATTGGTATGACTTTTTAGTTGATAATGGTGTAGAATTTGTTTGGGAAACTAAAGTAACTGACATTGATTTTGATAATCAAATGGTTATATGTGGTGAATTTGGAAACAAATATGATCAACTTATTTTTGGTGTAGGAAAATCAGGCATTGATTTTGGTAAACAATTAGCTGAAAAATATAATTTACCAACTGAACCAAAACCAGTACAAATAGGTGTTCGATTTGAAGCACCACAAAAACACTTCCAAAAACTAATTGATGTTTCTTATGATTTTAAATTGTATAGAAAATATGAAGATAAAGGTGTATCACTAAGATCATTCTGTACAAATAATAATGCTGCTTATGTTGCTGTAGAAGAAACGTATGGTGATCACACTTATAATGGTCATGCTAAAAAAGATATGGCTTATAGAAATGATATGACTAACTTTGGTATTTTGATGGAAGTAAGAGGCATTGAAAAACCATTTGATTGGTCAAGAGATGTAGTTGAAAAATGTCAAGTATTGGGTACTGGTTTGTATTACTCACCATCAAGACAACCATCACTAACATCTGAAGGTGAAACTGTTTCAACTACACCTATTAATTCATTAGATGAAGTTAGAAATATATTCCAAGGTTATTTTGAGTACATAGATGACTTTATTGAGGATATGAAAAAAGTATTCCCAACACTTAAAGATGATTGGGGTATGTATATTCCTGAAGTAAAATATTTATCTCCTGAACCATTAGTTAATTATGATGATTTATCATTAACTGAATATCCAAATGTACACTTTGTAGGTGATGCATTATCAGCTAGAGGTATTACAGTATCAGGAGCACAAGGAACATTAGTTGCAGAACAAATTTTAAATTAAATAAGTTATGAGTAAAACAAAAAATCAACCTCTATTTGAGGACAAAGTTATTAATCATGGAGGAGCGTATCATTACGTAACTAAATTTTTAGGTGAAGATACATATAAACACCACAGATATGATGGCCCCGCTATTGTACCCCATCGTAGAGATTCTGAATTTGGTATGGTTAAAAGATATTTTTTAGGTGGTATAGAATATAATTTTGAAGATTATGATGAAATAATGCGTGAAAGAGAAGGAGTACCATTTTATAAAACCCCAGCAGGTAGATTAGGATCAAAAGTATAATAAATGAGAGAACATACATTAGAAGCACTTCCCTATGAAGGGGAAGTGCATGAAAAAGCATGGGGTCATGAGTTATGGATAACTAATAATGAACTTTATTGTGGTAAGTTATTAGTATTTAAGAAAGATAAATCATTCTCTATGCATTATCACCTTCTCAAGGATGAAGCGTGGTATATATCAAAGGGTAGATTTATTTACACTTACATTGACACTGAAACAGCTAAACAAATTAGTCAAGAAGTAGGAGTTGGTACTTGTATAAGACTTCTCCCAGGACAACCTCACCAAATGTTGGCTCTTGAAGAAGGAAGTTGTATCTTCGAGGTATCGACTCAACATTTTAATGAGGATAGCTATAGAGTTTTACCCGGTTCATCTCAATTAGAAGAACCACAACACCCATTTTAATATGAAAATAGGACTTACAGGAACAATGAGCGTAGGAAAAACAACACTAGTAAACGCTCTTAAGGAATTACCTGAATTTAAAGATTACACATTTAGAACTGAACGTTCAAAATATTTAAGTGATTTAGGTATTCCATTAAATACAGACTCAACTACATTGGGTCAAGCAGTATTCCTAGCTGAACGTGCTAGTGAATTAATGCAAGATAAAATCATAACTGATAGAACTATTATTGATGTTATGGCTTTTTCTGAAGCATCTAAATCAATGAATGATGAGGATAAAGAAGCATTTATTCAGTATGCTAGTAGGTTAATTAAAGAATATGATGTTATTTTTTATATCCCACCATTTGGGATAGAAATGGAAGATAATGGTATTCGTGAAACTAACTTAACTTATAGAGCAACTATTGATAATTTAATAGCTAATAACTTGATTGAATATAGAGATGACATTAAAGATTTCTACACAATCCAAGGAACTACTGAAGAACGTATTGAACAAATTAAAGAAGCACTTTTTTCATAATATTTATAACTAAAACATAAATCTAAATTTTTTATGAGAAAGTCAGAATTTAAAAAATACATCAAAGAAAGAATCATTTCTGAATTATCAGAAGCAGAAATCGAAATTCCAGCTGATGATTTAAAAGTAGCTGAACCAGGTGACACTATTAAAGTCACTGAAGATGAAGATGCAGAACCTACAGACAAAGACCTTAAGAAAAAAGATTCAGTAGCTAAAACAGCTACAAAACTTAAGGATACTACTACCCAAATGAAAGCCTTAGCTAAAAAGTTTAAAGAAGCTGAAGGAGAAGAAAAAGAAAAAATTAAAGATGAGCTTAAAAAACTAACTAAAGTTAAGAAAGAGTTAGAGGCTATGCTATAATATATGAAAAAAACACCTATAATAATTATATTAGTTCTTATAGTACTACTTCTATTACAGGGGTGGTACTATAAGACTTCTATGCCTATAGAAACAGTTGTAACTAAAGTAGAAATTAAATACGATACAGTTACCATTAATTCAGTAGAGTATGTGCCTAAAATAGTGAATAAAGTAGTACCTGAATATATAGAAACATTTATTACGGATACTCTTTTAATTACAGACACAATAGTACGTGAAATAATAGAGGAGCATTTCACTCAAAATGTTTATATAGATACTCTTAATCTTGATGCACATCATGGTGAACCAATAGGTTCAATCACTATTACAGATACTATATCTCAAAACAAAATTCAATCACGCCAATTTACATCCAATATTTTATTCCCAACCAAAACCATCACAAATACAACTTATATTAATGATAAGGGATTCTATTATGGTGTTGGTTTAGGAATTAATCAACAAATGCTACATAGTGTATCAGGTGAAGTTTTATATAAAACCAAACGCAATACAATCTATGGTGTGGGGTTAGGTTTAGGAAGAGATAATCAACTCCTATCTCCTGTAATATCTGGTAAGGTATATTGGAAAATAGGTAAAAAAGATGAGTGATTTAAAAAAAATAATAAGACAAGAATATATTAAATGTGCCCAAGACCCAGCACATTTTATGAGAAAATATTGTTATATTCAACACCCTCAAAGAGGTAGAATATTATTCCATTTATATCCTTTCCAAGAAAAAACACTCCATTTAGTTAGGGATAACCCTTATTCAATTATTCTTAAATCTAGACAGTTAGGTATATCTACTCTATCTGCTGGATATTCTCTATGGTTAATGTTATTTCATAAAGATAAAAATATTCTTTGTATCGCTACGAAACAGGAAACTGCTCGTAATATGGTTACAAAGGTTAAGTTTATGTATGATAACTTACCTTCTTGGCTTCAAGTAGCATCTGAAGAGAATAACAAATTATCATTACGACTTAAAAATGGATCTCAAATTAAAGCAACTTCAGCGAGTTCGGATGCAGGTCGTTCAGAAGCAGTATCACTACTATTAATTGATGAGGCTGCCTTTATTGATCAAATTGGTGAGATATGGGCTTCAGCTCAACAAACATTAGCAACGGGTGGTGGAGCTATAGTATTAAGTACACCGTATGGTACTGGTAATTGGTTCCACAAAACTTGGGTTAATGCCGAAGAACAAACAAACCAATTCTTACCTATTAGATTACCTTGGTGGGTTCACCCTGAACGAGATCAAGCGTGGAGAGATAGTCAAGATGATTTACTAGGTGATCCTAGATTAGCAGCGCAAGAATGTGATTGTGATTTTAGTACATCAGGTGATGTGGTATTTTACAATGAATGGGTAGAATATTTACAAACAACAACTATTAAAGACCCAGTTGAAAGACGAGGTGTTGATCAAAACTTATGGGTTTGGGAACCAGCTGATTATTCTAGAGAATATATGATTATAGCCGATGTAGCTAGAGGTGATGGTAAGGATTTTTCAGCATGTCATGTTATAGACATAGCAACAAATACACAAGTAGCTGAATATAAAGGACAACTTCCCCCAAAAGAATACGGTTATTTCCTAGTAGGGTTGGCTACCGAATATAATAATGGTATGTTGGTGGTGGAAAATGCGAACATTGGATGGGCAACATTAGATGCCATACAGGAAAGAGGATATAGAAACTTATACCACTCTCCTAAATCAGATCAATTAACCGCAGAATCTTATTTAAGGGTATACGAAGGTAACTCTGAAATGATTCCTGGATTTACTATGTCTATGCGAACTCGTCCCCTATGTATAAACAAATTTAGGGAGTTTGTAGGAGATAAATCAGTTGTTATACGTTCTAAGCGACTATTAGAAGAAATGAAAGTATTTATATGGAAGAATGGTCGCCCAGAAGCACAAACAGGATATAACGATGATTTAGTTATGTCATTTGGTATTGGGATGTTTTTAAGAGATACATCTTTAAAATTCCAACAACAAAGTTTAGATATGGCTAGAGCAGCTCTAGGAAGTGTTAAAACAAATAAAACATCATACCACGGAGGCTATACGGGTATGAGTAAAGTACAAAATCCATACCAAATGAAACATGGTGAGGATTCGTATGATATAAAATGGCTTTTATAAAAATAAAATAAAATGGCAGATACTA